CTTTGTCGAAGCTGTCGACTGCCGACCGACGCGTGACGGCACAGCGTGGCTTATGCCGTATCTCAAAAATCCGCACGTGCGCGAGGTTGTGATTGACGGAGCGAACGGACAGCAGATTCTTCACGATGATATGGCAAACGCAGGCATAAAACGCAAGCCGATTCTGCCGAAAGTGGCAGAGGTAATTGCGGCGAATGCGATGTTTGAACAGTCGGTATTTTCGGGCGGCATAGTTCACTCGGATCAGCCGTCGCTTGAACAGGCTGTCGCAAATTGCGAACACCGTGCAATCGGTACGGGCGGCGGTTTCGGGTACGTATCCGTGCTTGAGGGGGCGGACATTACGCTTGTGGAATCCGTTTCGCTCGCTCACTGGGCTTGTGCGAATGCGAAAGAGAAAAAACCGCAGAAAATCAGCTATTAAGGGCATCACGGCTCTTAATTTACATTTACCTAACCGCAGGGTAAAGCGGGGAAAGGACGAAAAACTATGGCAGAATTTAAGACAATCGAAACGCAGGAGGAACTTGACGGCATTATCCGTGAAAGATTGGCAAGAAACACGGAGAGCGTTGAAAAACGGTTTGAGGGTTACACTTCTCCCGAAGATTTGGTCAAAAAGACCGAAAGTCTCACGGGGCAGATTAACACGCTTAAGTCTCAGCTTGCGGAAAAGGACACGGCAGTCGCAGATTTGACAGCTAAAAACAAAGCTTACGAGACCGCCTCGGTAAAAACGAGAATCGCACGTGAATACGGTTTGCCGTATGAGCTTGCGGACAGGCTGTCGGGAGAATCTGAGGCGGACATCAAAAAGGATGCGGAAGTTTTTTCAAAATTCATCGGCAAGTCGCATACCGCACCTCTCGGCTCGACCGAAAAAGGCGGCAGCGACAGCAAAACAGCCGCTTACAAAAATCTGTTAAGCGGTTTGAAAGACTAATTTCTGAAAGGAGAAATTTACAATGGCAGATATTTTATCAAGAGGAAACCTATTCGACCCCGTGCTTGTGACAGACCTTTTTGACAAGGTAAAGGGCAAATCTTCGCTCGCTGTACTTTCGGCACAGAAACCTATCCCGTTCGTTGGTCAGAAAGAATTTACATTCACAATGGACGATGAGGTTGACCTCGTGGCGGAAAACGGCAAGAAATCAAGAGGAAGTGCGGCACTCACGCCGACCACAATCATGCCGCTCAAGGTTGAGTACGGTGCGAGAATGTCGGACGAATTTGTCTATGCGACAGACGAACAGAAGATTGAAATTCTCAAAAGCTTTAATGACGGCTTTGCGAAAAAGGTTGCAAGAGGTCTTGACATTATGGCATTCCACGGTGTCAATCCACGTAGCAAGGCGACTTCTCCCCTTATCGGCGACAACTGCTTTGACATTGGCGTTAATACCGTAACGGACGGAGAAGATGCAAGCAAACTCGTTGAATCCGCAATCGAGACAATTCAGGAAAATGATTACGATGCGACAGGTATCGTGATTTCGCCTGCTTTCCGCTCAACTCTTGCTAAGCTGACTTACACGGACGGCAGACCCATGTTCCCCGAACTTGCGTGGGGTTCTATGCCGGGTGCTTTGAACGGTCTTCCGGCACAGGCTAACAACACCGTTGCATTCGGCGGTTCGAGCGACCTCGCAATCGTGGGCGACTTTGCGAACGCTTTCAAGTGGGGCTATGCAAAGGACATTCCTCTCGAAGTTATTCACTACGGCGACCCCGACAACAGCGGTATGGACTTAAAGGGCTACAATCAGGTGTATATCCGTGCGGAGGTTTATCTCGGTTGGGGCATTCTTGACAAGAGTGCTTTTGCGGTTATCAAGTCGGCGGAACAGGCGGCAGAACAGGCGGCAGAACAGGCGGCAGGATAAGGAGTGAGGAATAATGGCGGCAGTATACGCCACAAGCGATGAAATCGGGCAGTTTGTCAGAAAGCTTACAGCGGACGAACAGGAAAAGGCGGACGTACTGTTGCCTACAGCCTCCGCTAAGCTGAGACTTCTCGCAAAGAAATACGGCGTTGACATCGACAGCCTTGTGAACAGCGATGAGGACTACGCTCTTGTGGTCAAGGAAACGGTCATCAAGGCGGTGGTTCGGGCGATTGACAGCAGTGCGGACAGCACGTCTCTTGCAACGCAGACCTCGCAATCGGCACTAGGCTACTCGGTGAGCATGACGTATCTCAATTCGGGACAGTCGCTGTATTTCTTGAAAAACGAACTCAAAGAACTGGGGCTTTTACGTCAGCGGTTCGGAGGGGTGGAGGTGTTTGACGTTGGCTCTGATTAAGGGCATGAACATTCTGCTTTATGACGGAGACACGGCTGAAACGGTGTCAAACGTGCTTGTCGGAGAACCGTCAGTCAGTTCGCCGACAGAGCCTGGTTCGGGTCAGGCACTCTCTTACACGCTCGCAATCCCAAAGGGCGACAGCCACACATGGACGGACAGAATCGTTGAGTTTTTCGGCAGAAAATTCCGCACGGTGGGCTATCCGCAGGAGGGTATCGAGGAGAATATTCCTCTCGACTGGAACAAAAAAATCCGTGTGCAGATGCTTGTAATCAACGGCTCGTGTACGGTTTACGAAAAGGATACGTTTGTTCGGCACGTTTTCGACAGCGTTTACATTTCCGACAACAGGGGCGAAACGGTGCAAAAGGACGGCGTTCAGACAACGGGCGAATTGACCGTGAAAATCTGCGGAGCGTTCGGCGAAAATTACAAGCCGAAAATCGGCGATACGGTTGTGGTTGACTGCTGTGATTTTCTGTTTGATACGAGTTCGCAAAAATCACTGTCGGAAAGCTTTGCAGAATTTCGCAAGGAATATCCCGACTTTGCCGTTGTCAGAAACGTTGTAAAACAGATGTACGGCGAAATTCCCGACTACGAAATATCGGCGAGGTGAAAGCTATGGACTTTAATTTCTCATGGAGGAAAAAATTCAACCCAAAGGTTAATCGGACGTTCAAAGCGGTGCAAAACAGCGTGGACAAACAGTGCATGGAGCATTTGCGTGAGTTCTGCCCTGTCGGACTGCCGTACTACAAAAATTCGGGAGCACTCAGGGATTCGGCGAAAATCGCAGAGCCGGGCAGGATTGTCTACACGTCAAAGCTTGCACGGCACGATTACTACAACAAGTCGGTAGACCACAGTCACGGCGGAAATCCGAACGCTACGCCCATGTGGTTTGAGCCGATGAAAAGCAAGTACACGGGTGCGATTCGCAAGGAAATTTCTAAGATTACGGAGGACGAATTTAAGTGAACATCATCGAACAAATCCGCAATATCTTGCAGTCTTTTCCGAAAATCGGCGAGGTGTGCGGCGGAATTCACATCGACTTCTCCGACCCAAATCCCACGTCCTACGGCTTGTCCTCTCTCGGCGATAAACTTGTGTCGGAGGACATTCTCGGCGGACAGAAACGGCAGCACTCTTTCATGCTTTACTCGACTTTCAGCGGTATAAACGACTATGAGCGACTGGGCAACAGCGGTGCGGTTCTCGAACTCGGCAATTGGCTTTCTCGGCAGATTGGCGGCGAGGTTGACACCGAAATTGACGGCGAAATCTACCACGGAGAAATCACAAAAATCACTGCGGAAAACGGTATGCTCTACGCCGTTCCGCAGGAAAATACACAAGACGGCATACGGTATCAGCTACAGATTATTGCTGAATACACTGCCGAAGAATAGGAGGAAACAATAAATGGCATACAAAGTAAAAACATACGAAAGCGGCAAACTCCGCTCGGAACACTATCTCACCTACCTTGATTCGTCTTTCAAGGGAACGAAGTCGCCCACATGGTATCTCATGGGCAAAGACCTCGAATCGGCGACAACTTCTCTCAACCCCGATGTTGAGCAGAAAAAGAACATTCTCGGCGAGACAACTACGGAGAACAACGGCTACACACCCGAATTTGATGTCGACACGATGTACGCAAATCCCGATGATGCAATCTACACAAAACTTAAGGATTTCGCATTCAACCGCAAGACGGGAGACGAGTGCATCACGGAACTTCTCGAAGTCGTAATCGACAAGAAATCGACCTCGTACACCGCATGGAAAGAGGACGTGCGAATCGTACCGCAGGAGGTTACACGTGAGAACAGCAAGGTCAATATTCCATACAACATCTATTTCTGCGGAAACAGAGTTGAGGGTACGGTTACTTTCGCAGAAGACGGCACACCTACCTTCACGGAAACCACGGCAACGGCAAGCGAATAAGGCAAATTTTCATACGTAAACAGTAAACACAGGGCGGCTCTTTCGGGGGTCGCCCACTTTTTTAATTTGGGAGTGATTTCATGCAGTCGATTAATTTTAACACAGGCATAAAGGAGTACGCAATCAACGGTGACGAG